AGATGACGATCTGCGCAGTGCGCGCAGTCTCATCCCAGGTATTCGGCGCCAGAAGCGCCATCCTCTGCAGGCGTTTGGATTCCATGGCTCAGGCTACGGATTGCGCCTGGTCTGCCTGTTGTTGATCCAGCGGCATTCCTGGCCGCGGTGATGTCATCGCGCCAGAAGCGCCATCGCTGGACAATGCCAACCCAGCCGCGCGCGCCCTGGCCATGTCGTCGCCGAGCTCCTGGATCACCAGCTCGGGCACATAGCCCAGCATGCGGTGCAGCTCGCTCAGGCTCATGACACCAGCCTTGATGGCATCGATGTAGGCCGGCAGCTCGCGGGCCGGATCCACCAGCCAAGTGACCGGCGGGGTCCACTCGAAGCGAGCAGTGCCGCGGCCCATGGACGCCATCGCCACGGCGTCGCGGTACCAGGTGGCGAGCGGCTGGAGGAATTGCGGGATGATGATCGACCACCGCCAGCGGGCCACAGCGCGGCGCATCTCGACCCAGCCCATCCGGCCGCTGCTGAAGTTCACCTGGGACAGGTCGCCCGTGAGCGCCTCGTAGGTGATCTCGTAGGCCTGGGCAACAGACAGGAGGTGGTACTTCTGCACCGACACGAAGTCGCCGGAGCTGGGAGGCTCGGCGAACCTGACGTTTTTCCCAGGCGGGAGGATCTCGATCGCGCCAGGCTCCAGCGTCTCGAGCAGCGCGGCGCCATCGGTGGCCAGGTCGCGGTCACCCTCGGCATCCTCCAAGAAGGCCATGAAGCAGGCCGAGAGCTTGTCCTTGAGCAGCTGCGCCGCATCCCGGTCGCTGATGTCCCGCAGCTTCAGCAGGGCAGCCACGCCGAACGGAACGCCCGTCGCCTGGCCAGGCCGGCGCAGGTCGTAGATGTGGCAGACCTCGTTCGCCGGCACGAAGTCTGAACCCAGGCGGCTGGCTGTCCAGTCGCTCTCGCCCGGGTGGTTCTTCCTGATCCAGTAGCCCTCCAGCCGGCCATCCTCCCGGTACTGCTTGCCGAACCGAATCCGGGCGCCGTCATCCTTCGACAGATCCAGCAAGTCGGGCTCCAGCACCTGGATCTGCAACGGCGGCAGACCCTTGGCCAGCAGCTCCTCATTGATGCGCCGCCGCACAAGGCAGCTGCCACGCACCGCGACGGTTCTGACGATCAAGGCCTGCTTTGCGTAGATGTTGCCCAGGCCATCCCAGTCGCAATCCAGCGACTCACTCCACTCGCGCCAGGCGTTGATGTACTTGCTGGTGGCGCCTGGGCCGACTGGGCGGCCAATGATGCCGTCGCCGACCCAGTTCGACACCACCACGCTGATGGCCTTGCTGGCCCACGGGTCGGAGTCCACCAGGTCCTGATGCCTGGCCACCATCCGCTGCAGGCTTAGGCGGATGTCAGCGTTCGGGCCCTTGCTGTTGGCCAGCCAGTTGTCGGTGCGGCGGCTCAGCTTCGCAGCCTCGAATGCCCGCAGATGGGTCTTCGCCAGCTCCAGTTTCGTCGCCTTCAGTGCCAGCTCCAGTTGCTCCGCACGCTTCCCCATCACGCCCTCCGCAAGCTGCAGTAGATGCGCTCGGGGCGGCGGGTGGACTGCTCCAGTTCATCGGCCATGATCCGCTCCAGCTGGCGCATGTCTGCCAGGCTGCGATACTCGACCGTCCGGCCATTGGCGCTGACCTTCAGCACGCCCTCTGCGATCGCGGCGCGTAGGTCGTCGAGCTGACTCTGGGTATAGGCCATGGCTCAGGCTAGGAATTGAGCCAGCTGGACTTCCGCCGCTGCACGGTCGTGGCCTGAGGTGCAGAGCTGACGGTCAGCTGCTGCTCAAGCTGATCCCACATCGTCGCGCGGTTGTAGCGGCGGGAGAGGAGTTGGAGGGCGGCGTAGCTGTAGACCGTGCAGTCGCCGAACTCGTCGCGGTCCTTGCTGGCCTTCACCCAGTCGCGCACCGGCTGGCCCTTGACGTATCGGGTCTGGATCTTCCACGGCGTCAGCTGCTCAAGGAACTGATCTGTCGCGGCCTGGCCTAGGTGGATGTAGCCGGGGCCTGGGTGGGTGTGACGCAGCCTGGCGTACAGGGTGGCCTTGATCGTGTCGTGACCCACCGTGTAGAGCATCACGCCAGCCTTCACGGTGGCCTGGTTCTTCCGATTGATGTCTTGCGGCGTGCCCTTCCCGATCGGCGGTTTACCTCGCACGCTGGCGCCCTTGATCGGCACCACACCTTGCGCCTTCCTGGCGCGGCAGTAGGCGTAGACCTCATGCGTCATGTGGCCAGAGTCCACCGCCAGCTGCGACAGCTGCATCTCACCGCCGCCCTCGCGCGGCCATCGCGTCTCCAGTACCGCGTCCAGCTGCTCCCATAGCTCGGGCTGCGATGGGTCGCCCCATATCTCCTGAGCCCAGATGTGCCACGCTTCCTCGCCGCGGCCCCACGCCCAGATCGCAACCGCGATCCTGTCATCCTGAACGTCAACGCCGCCGGTGAGCACCAGGCCGCCGGCTGGCACCTCGCCCACGGGATAGTCCTCGCGGCGGGTGGACAGGCCCTCGGCGCTGATCGTGTTGGTGTACTCGTCTTCCCAGGTCTCGCCCAGGATCGTGTTCACGAAGGTCTGCAGCTGTTCAGGGTCGCCCTTCACCTCCAGGAACTCGCGGGCCAACTTCCCCCACTCGGCGTTCGGGCTGAAGCTGTAGGCGGCCCAGATGTGGAAGCCCACCAGGCCCGGCTCGCTGCTGGTGGCCGTTGGTCTCCACTCGCCGGCCTCGACCATCGCCCGTTTCTTGCTGTGCGGGATCAGCCGGCTGCAGTTCTCGCACTCATAGGCGGCCTCCTCTGGCTTGCCCTCGGGCCATTTCATTTGCGGCCAGCGCAACACCTGCCGGTGTTCACAGAACGGGCACGGTACGAAGAACCGCCGCTGATCGGACTTCAGGAACCACGCCTCGGTGCGGTCAAAGCCTTTTGTGATCGGCGTCGATCCGATCCCGATCTTGCGGTTCCAGAAGTAGTCCGATCGGTTCCGGCCCAGCTTGATCGGGTCACCTTCGGGGATCGCCCGGTAGGCGCTGGCCTCATCGAACAGCACCACCCGCCTTGACTTCCGGCGGAATGCCCGGCCGCTGTTGGCGCCCACAATGTCGATCACGCCGCCATTGACCAACTGCTTGAGCAGGATCGTGTTGGTGCTGGTGTTCCTGGCCTTGGCTTCTGACACCAGGCCGCGCAGGACCGGGGTGTCCTGAAACATCGGCGCAATCTGTTCCTTGCTGTAGCCCTCGGCGTCTTCCACCACCGGCTGCACCACCATCACCGGGCACGGGTCCTGGTGGCTGTAGTAGCCAATCACATGGCCGAGGATCATCGTCCAACCCACCCGGGCGGACTTCAGACAGACGACCGTCTCCACCGTCGGATCGGTGAAGGCGTCCATGATCCCCCGCTGATACGGCAGCGTCTGCCACTTCCCCTTCTCGGCAGCATCACCGGTGAGCACGCCATAGGTATCCGCCCATTCGCTGAGGCTCAGGCGCGGCGGCGGGCGCCACCGGCCGAGGATCTGCGTGGTCAGCACGTCGGCGCTCATGCCGCCACCTCCCAGCCGGCCAGCTCCTCCAGGGCTTCGCGGATCAAGCCGGTCAGGATCTCCACCTCGTCAAGGCTCAGGTGCGGGATGCGCTGCTTCGCCGTGCTGGGCACGCCGAGCAGGCGGGTCTTGCTGATTGCCAACGCCGCAGCCTGCGCTCGCTCCACGTCCTCGCGCGGCAGCAGCAGCCCCTCCTTCTGCTTGCGCTCCAGCTCGAGGAGGTTGGCCTTCTCGAACTCGCTGCGGGCGCGGCTCTCGCTGTAGTCCGGTGGTTCGTCGCTGCGCTGAACCGGCTGGACTTGTGGAGGCGGAAGCGCGGCCGCGGTCTTCGGCTTGGGAGAGTCCGACCGCTTCCGGGTGATGTTCGCCCAGCGCTGTTCCAGTCCGTCGCGCTCAATCATCGGGCCATCAGACCCGACTTCAGTCTTGAGCTCGCCGCTGTTGATCTTGCGGTAGATGCTGTTCCGACTTTTGAGGCTCAGGATCTCCGCTGCCTCTCTGATCGTGATGAGCACCTGCAATGGCTTGTCACCGTGTCACAGGCTAGAAAGGTTGTGACAGGCTGATGTGACAGCACAGGAGATCGTGTGCCCTCAAGGGCTCGGTTGTCACTTTATTGCAACACGTTCTCAACTGT